TCTTCTGAAAGGGATGTTTATTCCTGATGAAGGACATATACTGATTGATGCCGACTATAACCAAGCAGAATTACGTTCGTTGGCGGTACAATCAGGAGATGAAGCTCTATGCGATATTTTCTGTTCTACGGATCGCTCTTTACATAAAGAGGTAGCCAGGGATATGTATGGTGCTAATACCGCCGGAACTTTAGGTAACTTATCTACAACCTCTTTTGCTGTACTGTTAGCTTTAGCTCCTTTATGTTGAGGAATATTTAAATCCTCATAAAGGAGTTTAGCGATCTGCGCAGGGGAATTGGGATTTAAAGAATATCCTGCTATCTCGCACAAATCAGCTGCTAGTTCAGAAGTTTCCTTCTCCAGTCTGTCTTTATTTAATTGCCATTGTTTCCAATCAAAATAAAAACCTGTCATTTCCAGATTGGCTAAAAACTCTGAAGCAGGTATTAATGTACGCACATACAATTTTTCTAAAGCTGCATCGGCAGCAACTTGTGGCCGCAGTCTTGTAAATATTTGAAGTGTGCTACTTACATCTCGTGCCAAGTACAAATTAAGCACATTTCTAGGTATGTATGAGTACGAAGCTCTTTTCTTAGGCAAATACTTTTCCAACTCATCTTTCCAGTTGGGGGCTCCTAATAAGTCCATAGATACTTGTTCTAGGTCATGTACTCCTCTAGTTTCATCCAGAGCATAATTCAATAAAAGAGTATCTTCGTCTACGCGTGCACGAATACTCGCTTGTCGTAGGAACTTAATATCGAACTTACCATTATGCCATATAAATTTCCTATCCCCTTCTAAAAAGGTTTTCACTACTGACCATACAGCAGGATCCACCTCTTCATTGTCCAGAGCTTTAGGATATATTGAAGTAAAAAATCCCTTTTCTGCAACACCAGGTATAATATATACCTTACTCGGATCTGCAGCCAGTCCTAAAGATAATGTCTTGTCGTTAATGAAAGAAAATCCAGAGGTCTCGATATCGGCACCAATGAATTCATATTGAGACAGATCCGATACCATCGCAGTAGCCTGATCTAAAGACTGTACTACTTCAAAAGTAGGCTCTATATATTTTTTACCGTGATCCCCTCCAATAGCCAGACTAACGGCATAAGAAATATCTTCTTTGAACTTCTTAACAGATCCTCCCCCACGCAACAAGAATGCTGGATGTACACAAGCTACAATTCCTTCAGATGCATAAGGAGACGGAAATAATTTTCCTCGCTCTTGGGTAATCTTTAATCCGTAATTACCTGTCAAACTACGCAAAGCAGCATTACCCAATGCCAGAATTACTTTTCTAGGAGCAGCCGTAACTTCGGATATCAATCTATCGTGACACCGAGAGCATGCCTCATTCAGCTTTTTCTCGTCCTTATTCTTAGGAAAACATTGAATAGCATTAGTAATGAAAGGATCAATATTGTCAGGAATTTCTTTACGTAGTATCGCACCACTAGCCCCTACAAAAGGAATTCCTTTGGCTAATTCCTCCATTCCAGGAGATTCCCCTACAATCATAAAAGGAGAATTGATATCTCCACGAGTCCCAATTTTCCGCCCACCAAAAAAGCAATTGGTACATTTAACGGCGCAGCAGGTCTCCTCCACTACGCCGTTATCCACATCAATGTTATCTATCGTATTCTCAGACATTAAACCAACCTCTAGCTACCCCTAAGTTATGCGAAATCGTATGTGTTAGCTCTGTACAATCTTCCCAATAAGTTCCCCTTGGACCTACAGTACTACAAGCTTGCTGCGTCATTGTTATATTTTGATGTCCTAATCTAATAGGAACTGCAGAATCAATACCCATTACCCCTGGCATTTTAGCAGACATCAAATCGTCAAAAAAGCGTACATTACTGAATCCTAATAAATGCATCCGTACACGGTGGATAGAAAAAATGGATTGGACAACATTAACACGGCTTCCGAGGATCTGGGTGGCTACTCTTGGTACAGATAAGAAGTCGCAGCCCATCTGAATTAATGCTTTAGCACAATCCATATATTCACCTAAATTATTTCCCTGAACTACTCCCAGAAATGGAGGCAAATCAAAACCTTTCCAGGCTTCTACAGCCTCGGCACTAGCTGCAACCGTTTGTTTGTAATCACCTAAATGATCTGGTAATACCACACAATCAGGCTTAACGATTTCCGCAGCCTCCGCAATGGTGTTAATATCAGCAGGATAACCCAACTCAATCAAAGAATTGTCCAAAATTACAAATACACCATCTCCTTTACGGCGATCAGCGAAAATCTCTTTGTACAAATCAGCTTGGGCTTTAACATCATGGGCTAACAATAAATGATAGTTACCAAAAAGACCCTGTTTTTTCAATTCCAAAAGTAATTGTGGTGGTGCTACTGGTGCAAAACTCATTTTTATTTCCTTTCTATGTTATCTTTTACCTGCATTACCCCAAATCAAAACATGTAGCTGAGGTAGAAAAACAGCGTTACGAATGTTAGGATGTGGATGGCGGTAAATATAGTTTGCAAGTGATTCATACCGTGTACAAAGAATTTGTCTAAGTTCCTCTGCTGTACGTCCTTGCTGAGTACCGTCTTCCAAGAACTTAGGTTCGTCTGTATTGCCCAAAGAAAGCCACATTTGTTCTTCTGGAAAAACATCAGCAATAGTAGCCGCGAAGTCAATATCGGCTTCATTGAAAACGGCAATTTTCAAACAGACAGCCGGCAATATATCGGGCCACCGTCTACGACAATCGAACAATTTTTTAAACCCTAACAACAGTCCCATATCTGGAGCTGTCCACATCGAGGGAGCTTTTGGCGATACTGTCACAAGGTCGCAAAACTCCAACCACTCTTTATAATAGGTTCCCTGAGTCTCTACAGCAATCTTATAGCCAGCATTCTTCAAAGCGGCTACTACGTCACCCATCTCCCATAAAGCAGGATTGCCTCCCGAAATCGTTACCCATGGGCAGGCGCCCGATTTGTCTTCCGCTTTAATGCGGGCTACAATTTCGGCAGGGGATAAATATTCAGCACGTAAAGCGATCTGATGTTTATCTACAGCATGCATACTATCGCAATGGTAACATTTATAGTCGCAAGCACCTACGCGAATAAACATGGTTGTTTTGCCAATCATATTTCCTTCGCCCTGTATTGTTGGACCGAATATTTCAATGATTGGAATGTTTTGACTGTTGTTCGTCATTTTGATGTCCTTAAATCTTCAGGGGTTACAATACACTCGACAGCTTCTCGTCCACACGTGATTGTAAAATGCATTGCTGCCTTTTCTACACTTGTAGCATTGATTGTGTTGGGATCCGTTGGGGTACTTGAATTACTTAAAACTTCTAATACTTTATGCAATTGTAAGATTTTATTATACTCCAACTTTTTAATTTCCTCAAGAATTTCTTTTTGGTCATTTTTTAGTATTAACCTGTACTTAATAGGTGCATCAATATATACCCTCTGTTGTTCATACTCTTTCTTCATTTGTTTTATCCTTTTCCAATTTAAGTACACTTAATAATTCTGTTGCAGGATACTCTGCTGAGCAGCTCGGAGTTTCCCACACTTTTACCTGTTTAAGCCATCCATGACCATCTGTCCGCATTCTAACGCGAGGAGATAATCTTTCGAACCAATGTTTGGCTAGGTTCTCGGCTGTCGGTACAAAAGGAACTAAATAGAGTTTCCCAAAATTACCATAGCCGAGCCAATAACCTGAAGCAGATAATGAATATGTTGCTTGATCCAATTGCTCCAGAGTTATAAAGCTCTGTACAAAAGGATCATCAATCCATAAACAAGTACCATGATCACAAGGCTCATCAATTTGAGACATCATTTCTTCTTTTAGGAAGCCGAAATCTAAAACCATGCCTTGCTGTTCACCTTCTACAAATAAAGGACCTACACAAGTAGCCTGTATAGTATATCTGTGTCCATGCAAATTGCGGCACTTAGATCCATGATATGTGACTCTATGCCCCATATCAATCCCTATTTCACGGGTAATTAAATGAAATTTAGCACTGTCATCCATATTAAAATCCCTGACCTCTGATTATGTTGAAGAACTCTTCTTTGGCAGAAACGTTATGCTTGAATAAACCGCGAAGAACAGAGTTAATCATCCAACCTTCATCTTTTACTCCACGCCATTTCATACACATATGTTGAGCCTTCATTACAACAA